TGTAGCTGAGATTGAAGAAGCTACCTTTGGTCGTGGTGCTTTTTTTGATATTAAAGATGATCTTCAAGACCCCAATCAAGGTGATGTTGAATTACTTAAAGTACAACTAACAGAAGATATGCACTTTAGTAAGGCTAGAAGCTCCATAGGAGAGTGTTTAATTAATTCTGCTGTGTTTGGTACTGGTATAGGAGAACTAGTCTTAGATGAAATTCAAGAGCTTACAGCAGCTACTCAATCTACACTTGAAGGACAGATGACAGCAGTGGGTGTAAACAAGCGTGACAGAATGATTGTTAGGCTAGACCCAATTATGCCACAAAACTTTTTGATTGACCCACTAGCAACCAATGTAGAAGATGCTGTAGGTGTAGCTATTGATAAAATGGTTCCACATCATCAAGTACAACAAGGTATTGATTCTGGTATTTATCGTGATGTAGAAATTAGTGCAGTTCAATCAGAATCAGAGATAGAAGATGCTAGTAAGATTGTTTATGGCTACAATGATGACATGGTACGCTTAACTAAATACTATGGCTTAGTACCCACAGACTTATTAAAAAATCAAGAGCTAGATGAAAACGAAGAACTGCAAGATATGGTTGACCTTGATGAAGAAGAAGGTTCTTACACAGAAGTTATTATGGTTATTGCTAATGAAAGCGAAATCTTAAAAATTGAAAAGAATCCTTACATGAAAAAAGATAGACCTGTTATTGCTTTTTCTTGGGATAAAGTACCCTTTAAGTTTTGGGGTCGTGGTATATGTGAAAAAGGTTACAACTCACAGAAAGCATTAGATGCAGAACTTCGTGCTAGGATTGATGCACTTGCTTTAACTGTACACCCAATGTTAGCAGTAGATGCTAGTCGTATGCCAAGAGGTGCTAAGTTAGATATAAGAGCAGGTAAAACTATTCTTACTAATGGTAACCCATCAGAAGTTTTACAACCTTTTAAATTTGGCTCATTAGACCAAGTTACATTTTCACAAGCAGCACAGTTACAACAAATGGTACAACAGTCTACTGGTGCTATAGATTCTAGTGGAGTACCAGCAGGTCTTAATGGAGAAGGTACAGCAGCAGGAATCTCTATGGGATTAGGTGCTGTTATTAAACGACACAAGCGTACCTTAGTAAACTTCCAAGAAAACTTCTTGATACCATTCATTGAAAAAGCTGCTTGTAGATATATGCAGTTTACTCCTGAGTTGTATCCAGTTAAAGACTACAAGTTTGTAGCTACAAGTTCTTTAGGTGTAGTTGCTCGTGAGTATGAGGTTACTCAGTTAGTACAGTTGTTACAAACTATGTCACCTGAGTCACCTGCTTACCCACTATTAATTGAATCTATAGTTAGCAACATGAGCTTAACTAACAGAGAACAAATTATACAAGTTCTTAGACAAGCTAATCAACCTAATCAAGAACAACAACAAGAAGCTCAAGTTAGAAAACAAATGGAACTTGAAGTTGCTATGTCTAGCTTAGAAAAACTAAAAGCAGAAACAGCAGAGATTGCATCTCGCATACAACAAAACAATGTTGAAACACAACTACTTCCTGTTGAAGAAGAAACTAAAAGAATATCTGCTTTAGCTTCTGCTCAACCTAAAGATAAATCTGACTTTGATAAGATAGTTGAGTACGCAAAACTAGAACTTAAAGAAGCTGAGTTAGATACCAAAGAAAACATTGTTAAGTTGCAAATGAAAGAAAATAAAAATAATGCTTGACATTTGAATAAAAATATGTTATAATCCAACAATAGGAGTTTTCCAAATTGGACAAAGAACTACAAGATTATTATGACAACTACTTCTCACTCTTTCAACATGCTGGTTGGAAACAGCTAATTGAAGAATTAGAAGAAACAGAAGATTCAATAAACATATTGGCTTTAGAAGATGCTAAAGATTTACATTTAGTTCAAGGAAAGCTCCATATGTTGAATCAAATTTTAACTTGGCAAGACTCTGTTACTAATGCTTATGATAGCAATGAAACAGAACAATCTTATCAATCAAGTATTTTACAGTAAAATAAAATTATGTCAATACTTTATGATTTTATTTGTGTAAATAAACACACCGAAGAACTCTTTGCCAACCCTGATTCTAAGGAAGCAATATGCTCTGTTTGTGGTGAACCAAGCAAGCGGCTAATCTCTCCTGTTCGTTTAAAGTTAAGTATTCATACTGACAGATGGGCGAAAGAACATGAGAAGGCTGCTCAAGTAACTTAATTCCATAATACCTTATGGTACGGAGAATCATTAAATGGCTAGAACAATAAATCCCTTTGACAACCAAGAAGTTAATTTAGAAGAAAACGAGGAACTTGTATCACTTTCTGAAGAAGAGGAAAAACCCACAGAGGAACCAGAACAGAAAGCTAACGAAACTGAAACTAAAGAAGAAGCAACATCTGAAGATGATGATATACCTGAGAAGTACAAAGGTAAGTCAGTTAAAGAGCTTGCTCGTATGCACCAAGAGGTTGAAAAACTTGTTGGTAGACAGAGTTCAGAAGTAGGAGAACTTCGTAAATCAGTTGACGACTTGCTCAAGGTTAAACTTAATGAAGATGCCAGTAGCCCCAATAAAAAAGAAGAACCTGAATTAGATTTTTATGATGACCCTAAAGGTTCTGTTAGTAAAGCTGTAGAAAACAGTGACACAATAATTCAGATGAAAGAAATGCTTGCTAAACAACAAGAGCAAGGAGTTCTAAAACAAATTGGTGATAAACACCCAGACTATGAAGAGATCATTAAAAACGAAAACTTTGTAGATTGGATTAAATCATCTCCTGTTCGTACTGAGTTATTTCAACGTGCTGATAAATACGATTTTAATGCTGCTGATGAACTTCTTTCTAATTGGAAAGAGATCAAAGGTATAGTAGAAAAGACTGAAAGTCTTAACGAAAAGGATCGTAAGCTACAGGTTAAAGCAGCATCTACAGGTGGCAAAGGTTCAGGTGAACCAATGTCCAGAAAAATCTATAGACGTTCTGAGATAGTTAATTTAATGATTAACGACCCCCAGAGGTATCAAGCGAATGTTGATTTGTTTGACAAGGCTTATGCTGAAGGGAGGGTAAAATAAACTTAAACTAAAAGGAATAGTAAAATGGGATTAGGTACTAATCAAGTAACCACTACTACAGCGGCTACTTTTATACCAGAGATTTGGTCTGATGAGATCATCGCTGGCTATAAGAAAAATTTGGTTCTCGCGAACTTAATCAACAAAATGAATCACAGTGGAAAGAAGGGAGATACAATTCATATCCCTAAACCTACTCGTGGCTCTGCTTCTGCTAAAGCAGCTAACACAGAGGTAACTCTGATTGCAGCTACTGAAAGCGAAGTACAAGTAGCAATTAACAAGCACTTTGAATATTCACGTTTAATTGAAGATATTGTTGATGTTCAAGCACAACCTTCACTTCGTAGTTTCTACACCGAAGATGCTGGATATGCTTTAGCAACACAATTAGATTCTGACATAGGCTTGTTAGCTAAAACTTTTGGAGATGACAATGGGTCAGGTTCTGACTTTGTTCACTCTAACAGTTTTTACATTGATGCTGCTAATGGATTGGCTGCTTATGCAGTTGATACTGTAGCTGCAACTGACCTGTTTACTGACTTAGCTTTCAGAGAAGCAGTACAACAACTTGACGATAATGATGTTCCTATGGATGGAAGATTCTTAGTTATCCCACCAAGTGTTCGTACTACTATCATGGGCATTGACCGCTATCAATCTTCTGACTTCGTAGATAACAGAGGTGTTGTTAATGGTCAAATCGGTAGCCTTTATGGTGTTGACATTTATGTGTCTAACAACCTACCTGTAGTTGAAGCTGCAAGTGCTAACTCAGCATCTGCTGTTGATACTATTGGTGCTATCATGGCTCAGAAAGATTCAATGGTACTAGCAGAACAAATTGGTGTTCGTACACAAACTCAATACAAACAAGAGTATTTGGGTGATTTGATGACTGCTGACACTCTATATGGTGTTAAAACAGTTAGACCTGAAAGTGGTCTAGTTATCTCTGTACCTAAAAACTAGGAACTAAGATAAACGGGTAGCCCCTTCGGGGGCTGCTTTTTTAATATTAAATAGAGAATACAAGATGGCAATATTTCGTGGTGATGGTGGAGCAGGTGATGCAAATAATGATGTAACAGTTTCTACTGTAACACAGAAAGCTAGTGATGCTGCTAGTTCAGCTACAGCCGCAGCATCTAGTGCATCTACAGCATCTACAAAAGCAAGTGAAGCAAGTACATCAGCTTCTACAGCATCTACAAAAGCAAGCGAGGCTTCTACTTCAGCATCTAATGCAAGTACATCTGCATCAACTGCAAGTACACAAGCAACTAACGCTTCAAACTCTGCAACAGCAGCAGCAAGTTCTGCATCTACAGCAGCAGGACACGCATCANNTTATCAGATTTAACAAATGCTAGTACAGCTAGGGGTAATCTTGGCTTAACTATTGGCACTAATGTTCAAGCCTATGATGCAGATTTATCTGCCATAGCAGCTTTAGACAAAACAGATAGTAACTTCATAGTAGGCAATGGTTCTACATGGGTACTAGAAAATGCTAGTACAGCAAGAACTTCACTAGGCTTGGGTACAGTAGCAGTTACAGACACTGGTGCATACGCAACAGCAGCACAGGGTACAAAAGCAGATAACGCTGCTGCCAAAGCAAGCAACTTGTCAGACTTGGCTAGTGCTTCAACTGCAAGAACTAACTTAGGTTTAGGAACAGCAGCAACAACAGCAGCTTCAGCTTACGCTACAGCAGCACAAGGAACTACAGCAGACAATGCTCTAGCAGCATCAGCAGTATCTACTTTTGGTGGTACACTGATAGATGATGCAGATGCAAGTACAGCAAGAACTACATTAGG